ACTGCCGCTCGATAACGCGATAGCGCCACTCCCCACCGTCGATGCGATGGGGAGGCATGTAGGTGTCGGCTCCCGAGTCGCTGAACCCGTATCGGTTGTCGATATTGTTCTGGCCGGCGAACAGGTCCGACTGAGGATGCAGCTCGAATTCACTATGAACGCGCTCGACCTTCGCCCGAGCCTCGGGGCCGTACAGACCTTCGATCTCGTCGAGAGACAGCCAGCGCAGGCGGGTGACATCCGGCCAGTGCTTCGGGTCGTAGGTGGTCGCGTGCGGGCTGGGAATGACGGTCAGCGGGTCAACCTCGCTGATTTCCACTTCGCCGTTGAGGTTGTTGTCGAAGTTCATACGAACGTCGAGATAGCCGCGCCGCTTAATCAGCCCGTCCTTGTAAATCTGCTTCTCGATGCGGTTGTAACCGTTCGCCATGAGGTCGTGCTTGGCGATCTTCGACAGGACTTCGGCAATCTCCTGGCTGGCCTGACCGCGCTTCGGCTTGAACGATAGATCAACACGGGTTGCAATCTGCTCACCGACCGCCGTTTCGACAGAAGGGAGGATGCCGTTGATCTCGATGCACTTGCGCCCCTGGACCGATTCCATGTATTGACGGTCGGCGTCCGTCCACTGTCCTCCGTCTCCTTTGTAGTAGCGAAAGTTCCGGCGGGCGGCCTCGACGTAATCCCCGTGGCCGTTGTCGATGGCGTACTGCAGCCGGTCCCATTCGTCGCGGGCGGTCTGCAGTTCGCTTATCTCAATAATCGTGTCGCCACGGTCAGTCGTTGCCATGTTGTCCTCCTGTGCGCGTCAGTCATCTACTAGCACGGGTTTGCCTGAGTTCAAAATCGCAGCAAAATGCTCCCATCCTGTGCCGATAGATGCCGAAAACGTCGTCGCATCATCTGCGGTCGAATACTCGACGACCATGCAGTTGCGTTTCCAGTCGCGATGAATCCCAAGAATTCTTGCTCCAGCCGGTATCTTCCCAAGGTCTATCTCTCGGAACGGGCTGGTCCCATCAAAGAGCCCAGGAGGGATAGTCGTCTCCATCTTGACGATTGCCATGTCGCTCTCCCTACTCAACAACGAGGAGATAATTTCCAACCACAAGCAGACTTCCTGTCTCGAACGAAGTATCGACTCCGAATTGCTCGGCAATCTCCCCAGCCTGTTTCGGAGTGCATCTGACGACAAACGGATAAAAACCTCTGGGAGAGATGTTTTGTTCTGAAAACATGGCCTCTGCTTTTTCGAGGAGTTCCCTGGTAATAACGTCTGACACTTCGGACCTCTCAGTTCTGCACCGAGAACGGGTAGCTGTAGCCTTCAGCCGTCGTCACGATGTAGTAGCGTTCGCCGAGTTGCCACTTGCGACCGAAAGGGTCAGCGAAGTTCAGAGCGGCAATCTCCCGCTTCGATTCGACGACGAAGACCACGGGACGCCTCGCACCCGTGATGGCTGATATGGCCTCGACCGCAGCCGCCGCAGGAATCGGCTTCATGCGGTCATTGCTCCTGGGCGGCCGTTCTGCTCCTTGAGCTTTTCGAGAATGTGCGCCGGGATGCCGCCGGCCTCGGCCGCCTTTCGCTTCGGAGTCCTCTTGTTGGCGTACACGATTGCGTCACCGATGTTCGGAGAACGGCCGATGCGCTTGATGATGTCGTCCTTCCCCTCGATCTGAATGCCTCTCGCCGCCAGTTTCCAGCGAGGAGCGCAGAGGTCGGCGCGGATGTTTGCCCCTGGCGGAAGCATGATTTTCTCGCCATACTGAGGGTCCAACGCCTCGCGCAGTTTCCACCAGAGTTCTGCCCGCAGGTTGGCGAAGGTCAGAAGTCCGCTCCGGTCGCGCCCTAACGCCCCCTCGCTGCCGATGACCGGGACCGCTTGGATATTGTTTGACGCCAGGTGATCGTAGACACTCGCCCCGACGCCGATAGCGTCCACCTCGACCACGGCTCCGTCCCTCATGGCGACCAGAACGAGAGAGGCGACTGCCGGCCCGTCAGGGGTCGCGTGCCCTGGATAGACCAGAGGAGGAGCGAACCAGAGTCCGTACCTGCGCTGGATAACCGTCTCGTCCTTCCCGCCACGGGCAACGTCAACGCCTACCGTATCCATCTTCATGCGGTGGTCGCCGTCTTCCATCCACCGCTCCTGAGCCAGTTTGACCCATTGTGTCGGGATGACCTGGAAGGGGTGATCTTCTCCGCCGGCAAGGAAGTTGCCGTGCAACATCTGACTGCGCAGCGGCTCGGGAAGGGCTTGAAGGGTCTGTTCGTACCCTGTGGCAAGGAGAAAAGGATTGTCCTTGACGTTGGAGCGAATGAACGTGCGCGACTGCGGGGTGATCGTCTCGCCTCCGACGACGAACGGCTCTCCGTCAGGGCGCTCGACCTCCTTGCCGTCCACCATTGCGAAGTAGCGAAGCTCTCCGGACTTGGCCGGGTTCGGATGGTCAGGGTTGAGCCACGGGGCGAAGTAGCGAATTACCCACTCACCGTCGCTGTCTGTCGGAGGGTTTCCGGTGCAGACGATGCGGCACCGCTGACCTGGCTTTGTTGTTCGCAGCCAGCCGCAAAGAAATCGGAACTGGGATTCGTGAAAATGGCAAATTTCGTCAAGGCCAATCAGATCGTGGGGGCGACCTTGAAATCTGACTTCATCGCCTATATTTGGGCAGGAACCTAGTTCTATCTGCTTATCGTATTGCGGAAGACGCCATATTTTCTCTTGTCCATTGAAGCCGTCCCGCGTCTTAAGTATTTGCGCCATGTAGTCGATGACGCCCTGCAACTGCGTTGCCTCGCGGCGGAAGATAATTGACCTGTGGTGCTGCGTCAGAGCCAACCCAACGAGAAGTGCCGTCTTGCCTCCTCCGGCACTGCCTCCGAAAAAAAGGACATCGGCCTGCGATTTCATGGCTTCCGTTTGTGGGCCAGGAAGCGGAACCCACACAGGCGTCGTCTCGGAAAGGATCTTCCCGACCTGAGCCAATTCGTGCGGCTTCATTTTGGAGACAATCTCGGCAAGGCCGTTGATGTCTATCCCATCAGGAAGCTCAAACACTCGTCTGCTCCTTGGCTCTGTTGATAACCCACAACAATCTGGCGGCCACCTCGATAGGATTCTGGTCTACCGGAACGTCGTCCGGGTTGCTTGCACCGTCTCCGCTCGGGATGTTGAACGCCTCGCGTTCCAGGGCGATCAGCGTCTTGAGCGAGTTTGCCAGTTCGCGGACCACGGAGGCGTGAGAGGGAAGGGCGACGGCTTTCAGCATAGCGTTCCGGCGCTGGGCGTTCCCGTCCTCGCTCGTCTCGTCGATGATTGCACTTTCGAGCTCCTCACGCTTTCCGATGGCCGTTGTCAGTTGCTCGGTCAGTGTCTTCACCGTCTCGCGCAGAGAGGAGATGTCCTTGCGGTGTTCGCGGACCACGGAAACGACGCGGGCGGCGGCGGCCTCGACGATTTCCTTGGCTTGGGCGTTGTCGGTGCGGACTTCGGTGCGGACTAATTCGGTGCGGACTTTTTCAGAGACACGCGCCGAGAGGTCTTGTTCCCATCCTTCCGCCTTGGCTTTGTTGCGGATTGCCTTGTCTGAGACGTTTCGCGTCCTGGCTATTTCCCTGATAGAGAGCTGTCCTGCGCGGTACTCACGCTCGATGGCGTCCCAATCTGGCTTAACTCGTTTGCGTTCCATCTTCCGCCCTCTTCCTCGCCTTCTCAGCGGCGACGAAATCCTTGCAAAGAGAATAGAGGCCGAGGATATTGTCTCTTGCCTCCATGATGAAATACTTCTCCGCAGACGTGAGTTCTTCCCCTTGGCCCTTCCTCCCGATTGCGAGGAGGCGATTGGACAGTTCCTTGGTATCGGCGTACAAGGCGAACTCCTCTACCAACTCATCGACGGTGTAATTTCCCCTCGTTGTCATGTCTTCCCATTCTCCGCCCTGGCCGCGCCAAGGATGCCGTAACCTGCGATGTCCCTGTAGGGAGATTCACCGAAGGCGTCCTTCTTGTTGGCGATGCGAAACAATTTGTCTACGATTCTGACGATGCAAAGAGCGTCGTCGATCTGCTCCGGCGATATTCCGTTCGGATAGAGGATGCGAAGAACGTCTCCGCTCCGGCCGAATGAATCTCCATAAGCAATTTGCTTTTCCTCGACGAGCTTCCCGATCTGCCTTCCGAGTTCTTCGTACATCCGAGCCTCCGTCATCCTACCCCGACCGTGCCTGAGAGAGAAATTTCATAACTCACGCTGCGATGGACTGCGCCATCGAGCTTGGTGTTAGATTACTGTGCTAGTGCCTTGCTGATAGAAATAAGACATCCATCACACAACTTGGGAGTATTGTGCTTTTCGTGGCATCCAGATACTTCTTTAAGCGTTTCAGACAATTTCTTATTTGCTGAATCAATGGCAGTGACTTCTTTTGACCAATCCCGCAGGTTATGCATCACCATACACGCCAATTGTTCTTTTGTTTTCTTCATCAGATCATCAAATTTTGGTATTGGTTGTTCCATACTGTCGCTCCTTTCGTAATCTAACCAGTCACTGGTGCGGATAAACCGCACAGTTCGATCGTTATAACCGCCCAGTATCCACCGGCCAAATGACCGTCACCCGCTGGCGTCCGTAGAGCTTCGCCGCCTGCTTGTGTGCCATAAGTACGTCGATGGTGCGGCGGAGAGGCCGAGCCTGCGCGGTCCCTTTTCCTACCTGGCTGGATGTCGAATCATCAATCCGCGTCAGTCCCATGCCGGCGACTGCGACCGTTGTGCCGGGGCGAAGTCCGAGCATCTGAAGATCCGGACTCGTTGCAATCCGTCCGACCGTTGACGGCGTTCCGTTGGCGGTGATCCACGGGGTGTCGTCGCACTCCTCCTCGGTTGCTGAGTAGGCTGTTGCCGCAACGTCGAGAGCGTCGAACCGAGTGTCGAACGTGACCGGGTACGCAAAGGCGACGGCCAGAACATCCTGCAGTTCGACGATGCGGTACAGGTGCTTCGAGTTCGCCTCGCTCAACTGGTAGATTTTTTCGTTCTTCTCCTGCAGCGTGGCGATGAAGACGCAGGCGACAATCCCTGTGACGAACACCTGCGCCCACAGCAGCAGCTTGAGCCGGCGAATCTGTTTCGCTTTTCCGCGTTCGAGCAGTTCCATGTCTCTCTCTCCTTAGATCATGTGTCCGCGTTCGGCCAGGTCGTTACAGTCGCAACAAAATATCCGCACCTTTCGGTGGCGAAGATGAGCTTCGACCTTGACCAACCTCGAATATTTCCCGCAACGGGGGCAGTATGCCGGGACGGTGACAAGCTCCGGCCCGAGGTCGTCAATTTCATCGTCTCGAAATAGGCCGACCTGTTCGCTTCCCATCACAGAGCCTCAAGAGCGCCCTCGGGAATCTCACGGGCGTGCTGTCCGTTGATGGCGCATTTCACGTCATACAGCATCCGCCCACCCTTTCGCTTGAGAGAGGTTATTACTACGCTGCTCCCCTTGGCAATCTGCGGCTGCGCATCCAGGGTCATCTTGGCCCGCGCCAGTCCTCCGACATTGAATCGTGATTTCATGCGTCCCTCCGCAGTACGTCATGCAGCATCATCAAAAAGTTCGCCTCGTCCGCCAGTTCCGCGAACACTTCGTCGAGAGTCGCTTCCCCGATTTCGTAGTAGTCGAGGATTTCATCGACCTCTTTCCGCTCCTGTTTCAGCCGGAAGCGGAGGAACTTGACGGGAAGATTCGTCCAATCCCCCTTCGCCCGGTTCCGCTCCGTGTTCAGTTTGGCAATCATCAGTTCGCCAAACTCCTGCACCTCCATTGATCCACGCGGGTCAACCACAACAGCCTCCATTTCAAATTCCCCACTTTTTCAAAAGTTCTAGCGCCTCTCCTGCTCCGTTGCAGACTTGCGCAACCCATCCATAAGCCTGCAGTGAAGCGATCCACGTTGCCTGCTCCTGAGAGACGCGGCCACCCTTCGGGCGCTTCATTTCGATAGCGATACCGACGCGGCCCCTGTTCACCATCTCGACTGTCCTGGTGAAGATCAGAAGGTCAGGGCATCCAGCGACGACGCCCTCCGCCTTCATGATTGCTGCCTCGATAGGCCGGCGGTATCCTCCGTGCGGAACGGCGGTGAAAAGAGCCTTCTTTGCCCGCAGGTAATCAGCGACGGCGATCTGCTCCGCGCTTTCCAGGTGTCCGTTCTTCATCGCGCTACCTCGCAATCCTGGCGACAAGGAGTTTCAAGGAAGAACGGGCAAAACTCGGCGCAGGCTCCGGTGCGTTTGCATTTCGTTGCGCAGGACATGGAAAGCCTCACTAAAATGGGATCGTGTCTTCGTCGCTGAACGGCGGCTCATCGAACGAATCGTGCTGCTCTTGTGCTGCGGCGGGCGTCCGTTCGCTCTGGCGCTCTGCGCTATCCTTCCCG